TGCTCAGCCGGATCACCTCCGGCCTGGCTGTTCAGGTTGTCGGGCATGGAAGTGTCCGGTGCGGATGATTGATTGCGGGTTTGCGCTTTCGCGTCGAAGGGCACGCCCACCAAGCTGAGCTCCATTGGCTCCCAGTCCAGTGCGCGGTAGGTCGGCGGTTGGCCATCGGCGGTGCGGATCGGATCAGACCACTTGTGGACCTGATACCCAACCGAGACGTTGCGGATGATGCCGCTCGCCACATCACGGAAGATCGGCTCTACCTCCGCACGCTCCGAAAAGCGCACGCGGGCTCGGCCCTCTCCGTTTTCAATCCAGGCCCGCTCCACCACCCCGAGGATGTTGGACAGGTCGGCGGATTGATGGCTGTTCAACAGCGCGGCGCCGTTGTTCAGCCGGTCGAGGCGCACGGCATCGGTGCTCATGTCGAGCTCCTCAAACCAATCGCCGTCGAACCAGGAAGCACGCCGCCCCCGGGCGCCCGTGGTCCAGGTCAGCTCGATGGTGCGAGCATCAGGATTCAGCGTCGCCGGCTGAAAAGCCGCACGCCGCATGTCACCGGGCTGGGGGTGTTGGTACTCCATGCCCTCAGGCTATGGACTACTCCTGAGCTTCCGGTTCCTCACCCTCGGCAGGCGCTGCAGATCGACCGGCTGCAGCCGTCATGCCATCCACGCTCAGCGCCAGGCCTTTGGCGCGGGCGTCGGCCATGTCGGTCTCCAGCTCGGCCATCACTTCGGCGGGGATGAATCCGAGGCTCCGCTGCACTTCGCTCAGGCTCATAAACCCAGCCTTCACGCCCTCAATCAGCGCGGTGATCTCTTTGGCCGGGTCCACCAGTTCGCGGCGGGGCGGGGTCCAGATCATCCGGCGGGGGCCACGCACCTGGGCCAGTCGGGCGGCCTCGTTGAACCAGCGATGCACAGGGTCGAGCACCTGGGGGATGGTGACGTTCCAGCGCCAGGCCGCCACGTTGCGGTGGAACTCCAGCCACCCCATGCGGGCGCTGCTGAAGTTCACGTCCGACAGGATTCCGGTCAGGGCTTCGAAGGTGATGCCGTAGCCCGCCGCCACCGCGTGAAGGTGGTGTTTCTGGTGGCTCACGTAATCCGGCGACTGGGGCGGATTGGCGAAGGTGATCTGCTTGCCATCGGGCAGGATCTCGATCGCGCCCGGCTCCAGTGTTTCAGTGAGCGCTGTGGTGCTGGCCAGGTCACTGGGCTCGTTGGAATAGACAAAAGCCGTAAAACATGCGGCGATTTTGGTTTTTAGTAACATTGCAGACGTTATGTCATCAATGTCCCGCAGGTGAAGCAGCACCGCTGAGCCGAATGGCACGCCGATCGCCTGGCCGGCCCGGTTTACCTCGTAGGTGTGGATGATCTCGCTGGCGGGCACGAAGTCGCTCTGAATCTTCACGCCGTTCCATTCGGTCTCGCCCGGGTGGGTCTGCCGAATCCAGTAGCCCTCCAGTCGGCCGTCGCGATCGTACTGCTGGCCGAACTTGATCCGGCTGCCGTCGTCCCGGCTGAAATCCAGCATGTCGGGCTCCATCACCTGCAGCCGCAGGCCCACTAGTCCCTGATCGGCCAGCCGCTCATCCATCCGCCGCCGGATCAGGCAGCTGCCGCGCACGGCGGTGGTGCGGGCGATCAGCGACTGCAGGCCGTACCAGTTCAGCTTCCCGGCGTAGTCGCACTCGATCGTGTCCGCCCAGTCGTTCCAGGCCTGCTCATACCGCCGGCTGCCACCCTGCGGGCTGCCGATGATGCCATCCCCCACCCAGTTGTTGGTGATCACCCGCACCGCCCGGTTGGCCCAGGGGTTGGAGTCCACCAGGTCTTGGTGCCGCCGCGTCAGCAGCCGCCAGGCGGTGCGGATGTCGGCGTTGGGTCCGCCGTTGCGGGTGTACCAGTTCTCTGTGCGCCTGGATTCCTTTGCCGACTCAAACGCCCGCAGATGGGTGATGGCCAGCTCTTTCTGCGCGGACTTGAGCGCCAGCTCCAGCTGATCGCGGGTCGGCTTGCGCGCCATGCTCAGTCCCTCTTGAAGCTGGCGTAGTGCCGGCGGCGGCCAGCGCCGGCGATGCCAAGATCCTCCTCCATGGTGGCCTTGAGTTTCATCATGTCGGTGAGATTCCGGTACGAAACCTGCCGGCCGTTGCTGCTGACGGTGGTAACGCCCTCGGCAATCGCAGCCACCAGGTCGTCGTACTGCTGCTGCGTAAATGCCATTGGACACCTCCCCGGTTCAGGCTACCGAGCGAGCCAAGTTCCCTTGCGGCGCTCGACGGCGGCAGGGGCGGCAGGGGCGGTGAGTTGGGCTTCTAGCTGCTCCCACATCGTCGCCCGGTTGTAGCGGCGCTTGAGCAGCTCCAGCATCGCTAGGCAGTAACCCGCCAGGTCGAGCGGTTCGTTGCGAGCGCCGGAGGGCTTGACCCATTCCAGCACCTGGAACCCTTTCACGTAGCGCGGCTGCAGCCGCTCGCACGTGAGGCCCTGCAGGTAGGCCTCTGTTGTGGCGTTGTCGAAGTGGATGCAGCCGGGGCCCGGTTCCTCAACCTTCAGGCGGCTGTAGATCGTGCGCTTCAGGCCGTGCGTACCCAGCAGATAGAGCGTCACGCCGTTTTTGATCGTGCGCCCGCGGAACGTCACGTCCTGTTTCGAGGGCTTGCCCAGCACCGGTGATCCGCGGTTACTGCTGCCCTTGATCGCAACCACGCCCTCGCGGCTGTACTGCCGGCAGTATTCGTAGGCCTCGCCGGTGAAGTGACCACCGGTGTCCACCGCGCAATGCACGGCCTTGATCGTGCCGCCACCTTCCCGGGGCCAGGCAATCTCGCGGATGGTGGTCACCTGTTCCCACACCTCATCCTGTCCCGGGTCGCCATCGATCTTCTGGTGCCAGATCCGCCAGGCCTCCTCACCCTTGCCGTAGCCCCACACGGACACCTCCAGCCAGGAGTCCTGCACGTCCACGGCCATCACCACCGCCAGCACGCCAGCCGGGCAGGTGCCGTGGTCGTAGCCGCCCACCCGGGCCATCAAGCCGTCGGCGGTGACCTTGGCCAGGCTCTCATCCTCCCAGGCCTCAGCGGCGCGCTTGTTGACCCAGCCCTTGAGCAGGAGGGGGTCGGACTTGGCGCGCAGGAACTCGTCGCGGATCTGCTCCCAGCTGGTCCAGCCCAGCGGCGCGTACCAGCCGGGCAGGTGAAACCCTGCCGTCATGCCGTCGCCCTTGGCAGTGGGCGTCCAGATTGCTTTGCTCAGCATCTGCTGTTTGTGGTACTGGGCCACCCGTTCGCCGCAGGCCGGGCACTGGCAGAACACCTCGCCATCCGGCCGGTCCCAAACCATGTGATCCCGCCAGCGGATCACTTCATGGGCGCCGCAGCAGGGCATCCAGGCGTGGTAGTACCGGCGATCGGATCGCGTCTCGAACTCAGCCGTAATCCGGCAGGCGCCGCGGCTGCCAGGGGTGCTGGTGATCAGCACCTTCCCCATCGGAAACGTTGAGGTCCGGGCCTCTGCGTTTTCCAGCGGGTCGCCCTTGTCGTCTGCCTCCATCGGATAAGAGCTCACCTCATCGGCCGCCAGGTAAGCCGCCGGCATGGACTGCAGGCCACTGCCGCTGTTGGCGCCGGTGAGCACGAACAGTCCGCCGTCAAACTCCTTGAGGAACATGGTGTTCCCCGAGTCCCTGGACCGGGCCGGGGCGATCTTCTCCGTCAGTTGCGGGGTCTCGCGCAGCAGCGGTTCGAGCCGTTGGCGGTTGAGGCGCTTGGCCATGTCCAGCGTTGGCTGGACCAGCAGGGTGGGGCCTGGCCACAGATCGATAATCGATCCGAGCCAGTTCAGGATCACCTCCGTCTTACCCATCTGGCTGCCAAACATCAACACCACCCGCCGGGTCGGACTGCTCGGGCTCAGGCAGTCCATTGGCTCGCGCAGGTACGGGGTGCGCTCAGTTCGCCATGGCCCCTTTTCGGCAGCGCCCTTGCCGCTCAGGATCCGGTGTTGATCAGCCCACTCGCTGACCGTCGTGGCAGAGGGCGGCGCCAATGCCGCCAGCAGGGCATCCCGATAGAGCAGCGCGCCATCAGCCATCGGCCAGCGCCCTCAACGCCGTGCGCAGTTCCTCGCTCAGCAGCCGGTGCACCTCGCCGCTGTCCTGGGCCGCGGCCAGCAATGGGGCGACGCGATTCGGGATCGAGAGGATGTTGTCGCGGATCTGCCGGCCCAGCGTGCTGGCCATCCGTTTCACGTCGGCGGTGGGCACCAGTTCCTCGCGCTCCTTCAGGGCCTGGAGCCGGGCAATCTCGGCGTTGTAGTGCTCCTTTCGCTCCCGGCTCACGTCGAGGCCAGGGATCTGATCCTCAGGCAGGCCCATGATCAGGGTTTTGAGCTGCTCACCGGTGGCGGCAGGCACCTGGGCCGGGGGTGGTGGATCGGCGCCCGGCTCCAGCGGTTTGCGGTCGCGCTCCTTTGCCTCAGCCGATACCCGCTCCGAGCCATTGCGTTTGGTGTTGCGGTCCCACAGTTCCAGTGCCTTGTCACGGTCGAGCATGCGCTTGCCGTTGCGCTCGACGATGGCGTCTTTGATGCGGGATTTGCAGGCGATGCTCACCGCTGCTGGAGACACACCCTTGATCTCGGCGAACTTGCTGAAGGTGACCAGCATCAGGCGGCGTCCGGGCCTTTAAGCGTTTAACTTGAGGCTACGGATTCCCTTAAAAGGTCAGGCGGGGAGGGGGTTTCGCTGGCTTGCGTGCTTAATTCTCAACAACGAGACTTTGAGATCAAGCATGTTTGATGGGTCCTGCTAGCGAAAAACCGAGGTACGAATACACCCTCAAAATAGGCACTGGGGGAGGACCCGCCGCCCTGCCTATTGATTCTCAACAGGCCAGCGCAGTTGATAACCGATCGCGCCCGGCCCTGCCCCGTCACCGTCTGCGGTTTGCTTCGCGGATGAATCCGTCTCGCCAGGCGGTGGGGAAGACGCGTCGATACTCACGCATCGCAACGGATTGGATCGGGAAACGTCGTTCGTAGTTCGGCGCATCGTTGACGATGCTCATGGCAGGCACAAAGCCACGGCGATAGCCAACGGTCTGCGGTCTGCCGCGCTTGCCTGAACCTTTGCCGGTGCCACCCTTCGGCCCCTTGCCCGCACGTTCCGCGATCATCAGCGGGCGTGAGCCGAGCTGCCAACGGCTGATGCCTGAGTCATCCCCTCGGGCCACGAAGTAGTCGAGGCTGGCCCTGGCCCTGCCCGACCTCCCGCGACTCCCAGCCCCCTGCGGGGCATTCCCAATCCCGCTTGGCAGTGCACGAACCCGGGACAGGATCTGCTGGTACTTGCCACCCGAGACATTCCCCTGGGCATTCAGCGCGCCCCATCTGGAGCGGGGCACCACGAAATCCCCCCTGCCGATCTGCCCGGCCTGCCTGAGGCGCACCTCGAAACTCTTGGGCCTGCGATCACCACCGCTGGCGTTGATGCCCATGTAGCGGCCAGCAGGCACGCCGCCAGCCTTGCGGCTGAAGGCTGAGTCCGTCCATTTGCCCTCGCCGTACTGAAAGCCCGCCATGGCCCGCAGCTCGGTGGGCTTGGCGAACGATGCGATCAGGCCGCGTTTGGTCCAAGGTGTGGCGCCGCCCTGCACCATCGGCAGGATCTCGCGCCTGATGGCCTCACGGGAGGCGTACGCGGCCTTGGTCATGGCCCGAGCGGTGATCCACTCGAACTGACCCATCATCCGGCTCAGCTGGACGTGGAGCTGATTCAGCTCGGATGTGTCAACAGTGAAGACGACGCCAGCCATACCCCCAGTCTGTCAGGGGCCTATTGAGATTCCAACAGCTCCTCCAGCTCCAGCCGCTTCAGGTCCAGGTCGCTGGGCAGGTCCCAGGCCATCCACTCATCAGGGCCTGCGGCGCTGGTGACGGTCAGGCAGCCCACCGTCTCCCATGACGACACCCAGTTCAGGATCAGTTCCTGCCACCAGGCCAGCCAGGTCACGTCGCGACTGAGCAGATGGGACGGCGAGGCAGCGCGTTTCATCGCCAGGGGGGCAGCTCCCACAGTCTGCGGTGCGCATGAAAAACCCCGCCGGCCAGGGCGGGGAACGAAACCACTCGGACGCCACGTCCAAGGGCAGGGTAGGGAGCTGTTCTGCGTTGCCCTACCTGCCCTACCTCGCTGCCCTACCTCAGGGCCAGGTAGGGCAGCCGAGATCAAAGGCCAGGACTGCGGTTTGAGCCCATTGCCCTACCTACCCTACCTATTTCTAAGGAATAGAAGAAAAGGGGTAGAGGGAGGGTAGGGAGGGCAGCTGCGGGTAGTTTCAGAAATAGGTAGGGCAGTAGGGCAGGTAGGGCAGACACAAAAAAACGCCAGTGCTGGACTGGCGTTTCAACTGCCCTACCTCAATTCAGCAGGTAGGGCAGAGGTGGAGCAGGGTCAGTCGGCCTTCGACCACATCCACTGGCGCTGGTTGCCGACCATCACCCGATCACGGCGATAGCCCAACCCTCGGAGGATGTCCGCCACGGCCATCTGATCGGCCCTGGTCTGGCGCTCAGTGGGCTTGGCGATGGCCTGCGACAAGATGCGCTCAGTGGTGATGGCCTCGCCCATGACGAGCTTGGCCAGCCATTCCTGCACCGCGGGCAACCATGGCGATTCGATCTGATACGCCTCGTTCTCCCGACTCACCTCGTTGGCCAGCTCCGGCGGCAGGTAGTTCACCTCGCCGGCCCGGTAGGCGTGCACCGCTGCAGACCAGATCGCGTCCCGCTCAGCCATCAGGGTGGGCGTGTCGATCGGGTCGGTCTCGGTGCGGGTGGTCGGGATGACCCAGAAGCGGCGGTTGCCTGTGTCATCCACCAGGAAGCCGGTCGATCGGTTCGTGCTGCCGACGATGATGCCGCGCCGCGGGAAGGATTCGGTCGCCTTGCCGTAGGGGACGCGGAAGAGGTCGGTCGATTGCGAAAGGAACGCCTTGACCTGGCCGGCGTGCTTGCGGCCCATGATGTGGTCCAGCTCAGCCCACTCCATGACCCAGGAGCGGTGCAGCACCATGAGGTCGTCTTTGGAGCTGATGTCGCCGAGTGCATCAGAGAAGAACGGGCCGCCCAGGGCAGACCAGAACGATGATTTTCGCGCCCCCTGCTCACCCATCAGCACGCAGGCGGTGTCGTGCTTGCAGCCAGGCTCCAGTGCCCTGCGCACCGCGCCGATGAGGGTGCAGCGGATCATGTGGTCGTAGATGGTGGGCCCTGCGCCGAATGTGCCGTCTTCAGGCCTCAGGTAGGCAGTGGCCAGGTTGTCGATAATCGCGGGGGTGACGGTTGCGGCGACGTGCTCCAGATAGAGCGCCACCGGGTCGTAGGGGTGCTCATGCGCCACCTGCACCAGACAGTCCACGGCGAGTTCCTTCGAGACCTTGAAGCCCTGCTCAGCGAGCGAGAGGTAGAACCGTTCGGAGCCTTGGAGCACCGCGCCGTCCATTTCGATCTGCTGGCTGAAGCGGTTGAAGCGGATCCGGTCTTCACCAGCCTGTGCCCGCAGCAGGGCCAGGAGTTCGCCTGCTTCGAGCTTGGTGGGCTTGTCGAGCATCGGCGCGGGCTTGCGTTCCCGGGCGGGCGCCGAGGTTGCCGCAGCCGGGGGATCGGTGAGGATGCGCCGCTGGGTGCGGGTGTGGAACCTCAGGCGTGATTCGAGCTTGTCGAGAGGGGTGCCTGGGTGCGGGCTGTGCGCGGCCGCGCCCTCAAAGCGCTTGCGGGCCTTGCGTGCGTCGAAGTCTCTGGCCTTGGCCTGAGCGGCTGAGATGTGTTGCTCAAAGGCCGCGGCCGCGGTGATGTCTGGGCGATGGCCCTGGGTAATGATCCATTCCTCAGTGCCCTGCAGGTCAAGGGCCAGCTTGAGCTGATCGTCATTCCACTGGCCAGGCGTGCCGCCGGTTTCGATCAGTGCCCGGCTGCCCCGCGTGATGAACTCCAGCAGGGGCAGCGTGGCCGGCAATGGCGCGGCAGTGGTGAGCAGCGGAGCAGGGGTGGGCTCAGGGTCGGTCAGCAGCAGTTCAATGAGCGCCTCGGGCGCCTCAGCGATGCCGACCTGCGCCGGCGAGCGGCCCTTGATCCAGCGGTAGTGCCCTGTGATGGGGTGCGCGCCGATCACCACGGACTGGTGCCGGTTCCAGCGAAGGTCGAGGTTCTCGGCCTTGCCGTCGGCATCCACATGGCCTGTGTCGAACACCCGGCGATTGCGGAGGCTGGGCCAGTACCGCTCAGGGATGGTGAACAGCGCCTGAAGCCGTCCATCGCGGCCTGAGGTGCACAGCGCCGTTTCAGGCAGGGTGCGCGGCGGGATGCCCAGCTCGGTGAGTTTCTCGGCGGCGCTGATGCCGTCCTGATCCAGGAACAGCAGCCCGCCCGACACTGGGCCAGCGATCGCGCCGATGGCCTTGGCGCGACCGGCTGTGATCTCGGCCGCGGCCTGTTCCTTCGTCAGCGGGTTGGCCTGCCAGTGGGGCTGGTACGGGCGTTTATTCCCGTCCACGGCAACGAGGCCCCAGGAGTCAGGGAGCTCCTGGAGCTGATCTAGGAGCGTGGGCATGAGGTCAGCCGGCGCGGCGGGCCTTGGAGGGGGCCAGCCGATCCATGTCCTTACGGATCAGCAGCCGCAGGAACGCTGCCCTGGTCGTGCCGTAGTAGGAGGCCTGCCCATCGAGGTGGGAGACGAAGGCCTCGTCCAGCTCGATGGTGATGCAGCGCTTGCCTTCAGGGACTGGCCAGGTGGGCATGGGGTCGGGTGTGGGTGTCTCCACTGTAGGGGGTGCGGAACCGGTACCTTAGAGGCTATGATGCGGAAGTCCATCGCACAGCAGTTCCCCGCCGCTCACCGCTACTCGCCTCACCGCCGGGCGTCGCTATTCCCCGCAGCCCTACGCCTCGCGACGGGAAGCCTCACCCGAGGCCCCACACCCCACCTCTCAGCCTGTGGTTGTCAGGTGGGCTGATTCCAGTTCACTGGCTGCCGCTGCGCACCGCAACTCCACTCGTTGTGTCGCGTCGCCACGCACCGCCGATCTGCGCATCGGGAGCCCTTCGGGGCTCCACACCAATAATCTCCGCGCCAGCCGCGTGACCACCCTCACCCTCCGCCCCTACCAGCAAACCTTCACCGCCGACATCTCCACCGCCCTGCGCATCCATCGCCGCGTAGTGGGCACGATGGCGACCGGCTCAGGCAAGGGCACGGTGGCTGCGCACATGGCCGCCACGGCTGCACAGCGCGGCCACAGGGTGTACGTGCTGGCGCACAGAAAGGAGCTGATCGAGGATCTCTCGGGCCGGATGAGCAATCACGGCGTGCGCCATGGGTTGATCGCCATGCACCGGAGCATGGACCTGAGCCAGCCGGTCCAGGTCTGCAGCGTGGACACCCTGACCAGGCGGCTGCACAAGGTCCCAGCCCCGACGCTGATCATTCAGGACGAAGCCCACCACCTGATCGAAGGGAACAAGTGGGGCAAGGTGATCGCCGCATGGCCGAGCGCCTACCTGGTGGGGCTGACTGCAACACCACAGCGACTGTCAGGCGAAGGGCTGGGAGAGGGGCACGGCGGGTATTTCCGCTACCTGGTGCTGGGCCCTACCGCGCAGTGGCTGACCGATGAAGGTTTCTTGGCCAGAGCAAAGGTGCTGGCGCCGCCAGGGGTGGACCTTTCTGGCATCAGGAATTTCGACACACCGACCGGCAAAGCGAAGGCAGGGGAGATCCTGCGATCAGGCCAGGCCATGGGTGATCCGGTTGGCCACTACCGGCGAGAGATCGCGCCGATCCACAACGGCACGGTACTGGGGTTCTGCATCAGCGTGCCCGATGCCACAGCGATGGCTGAGCTGTACCGATCGGCCGGGATTCCCGCTGCATCACTGGACGGCAAGACAGACCCGACCTTGCGCCGCCAGATGATCGCCGACCTTGGAAGCGGGGTGCTGAAAGCGCTGTTCAGCTGTGAAATCGTGAGCGAAGGCACCGACATCCCGAGCGTCGCAGGTGTGCAGCTGTTCAGGCCCACAGACAGCCTGTCCCTGTATCTCCAGCAGGTCGGCCGCGGCCTGCGGAAGTGCGAGGGCAAGCCCTATGCCGTGGTGTTGGATCACGTTGGCAACAGCCACCGGCACGGGCTGCCGACGGATGATCGCGAGTGGACTCTTGAGGGCAAGGTCGGCCGCCAGGGTGGCGAGAAAGCCCCCTCCGTGAAGGTCTGCCCCCAGTGTTTCAGCGCGATGCCCAGCGCCCGCCAGACCTGCCCCGACTGCGGCCACCAGTTCACGCCTGAGCGGCGGGAGCTGCAGCACGTGGATGGTG